TATAGGGCACCTGTGAATTTTTCAATGGGTACTTAATGTGCCCCGTGCTCAATCAGAGGCTGTCATTATGACTTCATCATCTGTGAAGAGGCGGGATATTTGGCGTAGTAGCCGGAACTTGGTGGAATGACTCGGGACTTAGAGGAATAAGGGTTGCGGGGTTTTTTGGGTAGTTTTAAAATTTGCGCGATATTTGGCGTGATTCAATTGGTTTTCAAATTATTTGCGCGATATTTGGCGTAAAAATAACAGGCCATTAACAGCATTTAATTAGTTTCTGCTTCAACTTCGTTTTTTGCATTGATATTGATTGTTAGATTTAGCGGACCGGATACTTGGGGCGCTTCAATCACCACATGAATATGATGCTTATCAAAAATTACCATCTCTTTATATATAGACGATCCAGGCATTGGATGGTTTGCACTTAATTTTGTAAAAATTACCCGCCCTTTGTGATTCTTGCGTCTGTCCATAACGGATATTATCCTTGCCTACATTGATTTAACCAAATTCTTCAGGATTGATTGAGCGTGTGAGAACGACTCGGTATTTTCCTTCGCTTTATCACGCATTATCACTTGATAGGCAGCGCCGACGGCATCTGCCATTTCCCGCGGGGTCATCGTTACGCGGTTTTTTTCGTTTTGACGGCCCACGAACAACACGCATATCTCCAACACATCAATATCGATAGGATTGGCCTCTGACGGCGTTTGCTCGCCCTGAGTATAGCTAGAATCGACAGGAACGCCTTTTGCGTCCTCTCGCACTGCCCCTCTGTCTTTATGCGCGTCAGCGTCAACAGTGGAATACGTCGGGCTAGCACTGAACACCTCTAATCCCCTTGGCTTGCTGTTACGAAACATCTCGCCTTCACCTGTCAACAGCCAGTTGATATTAATCCCAGCACGCGCAAAGGCTTCAAGTGCATCAGCTCCGGGCTTCTTATTATTAATTTCATATTTTTGATACGTACTATAGGGAATGCCTAATAGCGCAGATGCTTCATCTTGCTTAAGGTTTTTGTCAGCTCGCCATAGCTTTAATTTATCTCCGATATTCATGACTTAACCCAATAGTCCGGTTGAGTCATTTTATAGAATCCGGTTGAGACACGTGACCTAACCGGATGTATTTGATTTATATATAAATTATCTAATTTCATAAAGTTCTAATATTCATCCGGTTAAGACAAGCTTTATAGGGATTATTTACCAATAAAAATAAATCACCAAAGGGATGATTATTTTATTGACAACATTCCCTAAAGGGATTGTAATATTCACCAGTCGGCAATCAAGCCAGACTACAAAGACAATAGGAAAGAGTATGAATACAAAAGCGCAAAAAAAAGCCAATCTTGAAGCAGAACCTGCTCAAGACTGGCATCCATCTGACGTAATCGCTGCTTTGCATAAGTCTGGCTGGACGCTTGCTGAGCTGGGTAGACATCATGGATTAAAAAGCGGCCAAACGCTATCAAAATGCTTGACCGGTAGTTACCCCATCGCCGAAGGCCGTATTGCCGAGGCATTGGGAGTGCATCCAAAAACCATTTGGCCGAGTCGCTACTTAGATAATGGCGATACTAAACCGCGCGGTTTTCGGGCCTTAAAGTTTAACCGACTGGCGGCCCACGTCAATGTAGAAGATAGCGTCAGTCAGTAAGCATAGAAGGGATTGTTGATATGGAACAGAGTGAGATTATCAACAAGGCACTGTATGCCGATGCTGAGGAAATATCGCTGGCAATTGGGAAAAGCGTTAGGACTATTATTCGTATGGCGGACCATGATAAATGGGTGTTTTTACCAGAAAAAACCCGTAGTCGGCATCCTAAGAAGTGGTTTTTGATTAGTAAGTTGCCCATCGATATTGCTGCGAAAGTCATCCCATACAAAGATCAACTTAGAAAGGAGTTACACAATGAGCAAAAAAGTAAAGATGTCGGTCATGCCGACAGTGCGGAAATTTCCGAACAAGCTAACTATGCACAAGATAACAGATCAGCAGATGGACGAGATTCTAGCAATGGAGCATCAGTTAACCGTCTACCAGCTGTCGTTCATGGCTCAGGCAAAGGGAAAACCAGGCGCAATGATGCCAATGTGGCATCACCCAACTACTCAGAATTGGGCGGAAAATTACGAGCTGGAGTTTCATCAGGTGCCGGAGATGATGACGGAAACCCTATTAATAGACCTATTGCAAGTTCGCAGACTGGCAACGCTGGGCCTGATCATAAAAGTCAGCTTACAGGGAAATCCTTGGTGGCAATTGACAGCGCGCGGCCATCTGGTGGTGACCTTGTACATGGGATACATGCAGGATTACCAGCAGGACATCGAAAATCTATAAAAACCACCGACAAACAACGCGAAATAGACGGCGCAAGGCAATACATTCTTAACTTTATTAAGCATTCAGGAAGTAAGGATGATGAAGCGGTTATTTTTATCAATCAGGGCTATAGCGCTGGCACTTTACATGCTGACTTGGTCCATGCCTATGAACATTGCAATGCTAAAGCCGCCAAGAAGGTTAAGCCATTAACTAAGCGTTCCGTAGTGCGTTGGCGCCAGTTAAAGACAAGAGATACCTCGTGTTTGCCGAAGAAAACCAGAGTGAAAGCCGATTGGCGGCAAGTGTGGTGGTTTCAGCTGTTTTTAAGTTGTTATCGCAAGCCGCAAAAGCCAAATGTAACCGAAGCCTATAGGGACTTTAAAGAACTGTGGTGCGCACAAGGTTTAGTGATAGATGATTTACCCAAGTATGACGCGGTAAATCGACTGCTTAACAAGATGCCACATATTGAGCGGGAAAAATATCGCCGTACTGGTGCAGAAATGGCAGCAATGATGTCATGCAAGCGGCGTAACTGGAATGATATGGCCAGCAATACCGTCTGGGTAGGAGATGGCCATACATTCAAGGCTAAGGTAATTAACCCTAAAAATGGTCGCGCCTTTGCCCCGGAAGTGACGGTGATTATTGATGCACGCAGTCGGTTTATTGTGGGGTGGGCATTTAGTTTATCGGAAAACGTTATTGCTGTATCAGAGGCACTTGGCAATGCCATGTTGAAGTATGGCAAACCCATTTTTTATTACTCTGACAATGGCTCTGGGCAAACCGCCAAGCAGTTGGATTGTAAGGTGGGCGGCTTGTTAGGGCGGATGGATATTAGCCATGAAACCGGCATACCAGGTAATCCACAAGGTCGCGGATTGATTGAAGGGCTTTGGGATATTACGGCAATTGCAGCGGCAAAGACCTTCCCAACCTTTCAAGGTACCGGCATGGATAGGGATACCTTACGTATTGTAACTAACAAGATTAACAGCGCTAAACGCAAAGGTGAAGTGCCGGATTTTGTCCCAGACTGGCATCGGTTTATGGCGACTTGCGAGGAGTATTTTGACACTTATAACCATGAGCATAAGCACAGCAGTTTAGGCGGTAAAACGCCAGCGGAAGTGTACTTTGCCAACCTTAATGATGAATGGAACCGGCCTTTAACAGAGAACGAGAAGATTAATCTGTATCGCCCATCTGAAATAAGAACGCCGCACCGAGGGGAAATAGACTGGATCAACAACAAATATTTTCACAAAGACCTAGCTTATCTGCCAGCTAAGACCAAGGTGATGATGTCATACGATATGCACCATGCGGATTTTGTCTGGGTAAGCCACTTGAACGGGGAGTTTATTTGCAAGGCGGAATGGAATGGCAACATGGTAGATGGCTTTCCAAAAACCTTAGTTGATCAAAAAATATCTCAGCGTATTGATGGCATTGTTAAACGTAAACAGGACGGTATGGATGCCGCCAATGCTGAACGCGGCCATGAAATCGAAGGCGAAGTATTGCAACGCATTCCGACGATACCAAAGGAAGTTATTGAGCCGTTGCAGTTTGTACCGGTGCCAGCCAAGACGGTTGAAGAGCCGCCGAAGCCGGTAGTGTTTACCAACTTTAGCAAGCAAGAACCCGAAGAGAAGACCGGTAGCTATATGGATACCGTGATGGCTCTTTACAAAAATAAGGGCCAATAACGGCCCCTATCCCAACCTGACTATTACGAGTAGTCAGATTTTTTACCACCAACGAAGCAAGGATATTAACAATGAAAAGCCATTTTGTAAAAACCAGTAATTACCAAGTATTTATGGTCATGCTTGATGCGGTTGAAAGTCGAGCGCCTAAAGAGGGCCGCATTATCAACGTTAACGGCGAGCCAGGCAGCGGTAAAAGCCGCACCATGGACCATGTGGGCGCGGATCGTAATGCCATTTACATCAACGGCATGCCGGGTATGACAGTGGGTTATTTGCGGGATTTGCTGGCGTATGAGTTGGGCTGCCCGGGTGGTACTCGGTTGCAGCAGCAACAGGCGATAAACCGCGCGTTTAGTGAGCGGGTGCCGATGGTGATTTTTGACGAGGCCCAACATGGCCTACATAAAAAAGCCGAATGCATTGAGTTTTTGCGCTGCACCTGTGAGCAAGTCGGCAGTGTATTGGTGTTAGTGTGTCACACCTCGGAAAAGCACCGGTTTGGTGAACATAAGCTGGCCCATATCAGTACCCGGATCAGCGCGGTGGTTGAGTTTAAGCCCGCCAATACTGCCGATGCCATGCTGTATTTGCATGAGCTGTGCGAGGTGAAGATCGACATTGGCATTGCTCAGCTGGCAGCCGCCCAATCAAAGGGGCGCTATCGCTTGCTGGCCAATGCCTGCCGTACCTTGGAAGATTTCGCCCAGTCATCGGGTAAAACAGAGTTAACCATTAATGATGTCAAAGGCATGATGCTCTGTGAAGACGCGATGAAAGCGTTACGCAATAAGGGCTTAAGCCAAAAGGCGGGTAACTAATGGTTGCACGTAAAAAACGCCCAACGCGCGGCTTACGAGCCCGCGCGTGGTGGGTCCTTAGAAAAAACAAAACGATGACGCTGACGGATATACAAAACAGCATCTGCACAGGGTCAGAAAAAAGCGCCGACAGTAACTTGCGGCGCTGGCTGAAAGCCTTGGTTAACGTGGGATTAGTGTCTTGTACCATTGTTGATGACGGCATTTTAAACAGCAACGGCAGCAATTGTTACAAGCTGGTAAAGGATGTCGGCCCCAAGCCGCCGGTGGTACGGGACAAGGGTGGGGTAGTGTTTGACCCCAATAGCAACCAGATACTCGACAAGGTGGGTGTTAAATGACGGAGCTATTAACAGCCTTTAAAGCCAAACGCGCCGAAATCGGCACAAAAGAACTGGCGGATGCATTAGGGATAAAAGACAGTGCGGTGCGCATGGTATGCACCGGTAATTACCCTAACCCACACAACATACTTAACCAGTTTGCCCGGCATTTTATCAACGTGGTGGCGTGTCCGTATGCGGGCCGAACCATTGAGCGAGATGAATGCAAGCAACGCTCCAGCGGGCCGCGCCCGTTTGGTGGATCAGCAAAACTTAACTGGTGGCAAGCCTGCCAACACTGCGAGCACAGATCATGAGCAAAGTTTTTATTATTTTGGAAGACGCCGGTACCGGGATTGATGTTAAGGGGCTTACTCAGCACCCTACCGATCACCCAGAGGCCGCAGGATTAACACCAGCCGAACAACTGGGCGAGTTTTTAAAGACTGCCGCGCAAGTTTGGCTGGAAACCCAACACATGGATACACCACGGGCGCTGGCTTATGTACAAGCGCTTGCTAACCACGATGCTAGAGGACTGCACTGATGAGCACAATCAATCATAGCGACATCCCACAAACCAATACAGCCAGTTACTCCGCGTATTTGCTAGAAAAAATCTACAGCAAAGATGCCCACATTGAGCATTTACGCACTGAGCTAAGCCACGCCAAACAAGACCGCGATGCCGGGTGGGCGCTGGCGATTGGCCTGGTTGTTATCGTCGTCGCATTATTTGCTAAATGGCCGGGGGGCATTTTATGACACCACGCTTACACATACCCAACGTGCCGTTAATGCGCGAAGCACATCAATCGGCCTTAAAAGCCATCGCGACCTTGGATGCGATGAACATCGAGATAGAAAGCATGATGATTGCTAACTATCAACCGATTATCTGTGTAGCGCATTGCCAAAAGAACTACCAGCTGTTTGGTGCAATGGCAGGGCGAGTTGCTGACGCGGGTAGTCGCTATATGCGCCGGGATGCCATGTTGCATGGCTGCAAAATAGTCTGGACAGAGCAGGAGGTCGCATGAGCGTTGCTATCGAGCATTTATCACCGTTATTACTGGTACTAACAGGCGCCGCAATTGGTTTTAGCCTAGGGGTTATCACTATGGCATTAATCATCATTAATCGACCAGATGATGAGGAGGATGAGCATGAGCGAGGCATCTGATTTACTTGATGATCTGCTTACGCCGCCTAAACCAATTAACAGCCTGGAAGCCTGCGACCTATTAGGATTCCCGGCGACAAAAATCGGCATCGCTTACTTAAGTGTATTGATTACTTACTGCCCAAGCTTTCCGGAAAAATTCAGGATTAAAGGGCAACGAGGACAAAACTTTTTTAACCGATCTGAGCTGACTGATTGGCTGGCAAGTAACAGCGTTAAACAAGCCTTAAGTGCCGCTTACAAAAAACGCAGTGGCGAGGGTGAGATCAGCCCCACCCAAGCGCTACGGCTGGCATTTTTAAAAGGTGAGTTTGCCCCACCAGACCAGCAACGGCGCAAGTCAATAAAACGCTTACATGCAAAACACTTTAACGCCAGCCCAGTTAAACGGGTAACGGTCGGCAACTTTTAACCATTTTTTAAACAACAAAGGATAAATCACATGACTACTGTACCCACCGGCTACAGACCCAACGCCCAAGGGCACTTAATCCCCAACGAGTCCATCAAACCATTGGATTTACTGCGTGACGACACCGTGCGCCGCATTGTTGACAATGCCCGAGACACTCAACACCAACTATTACGCTTTAAAACCAGCGCCATGGACGACATTAACAGTTTTGTTGATATTGCCGCCGAGCAATACAGCACCAAGCTGGGCGGCAAGCGTGGCAACCTGACGCTGACCAGCTTTGATGGCCGCTACCGCATCAACGTGCAAGTGTCTGATTTGCTGCGCTTTGATGAGCGCCTGCATATCGCCAAGCAACTCATTGATGAGTGCATCCATGAATGGACCACCGACAGCAATGCCAACATCAAAGCCCTTATTGAGCACGCCTTTCAGACGGATAAAGAGGGCAACATCAACAAAGGCCGCGTGTTTGGCTTAATGCGCTTAAAAATCGATGATGCCAAATGGATTAAAGCCATGGAAGCCTTAAAAGATAGCATCCAGATTGCCAGCAGCTCCGAGTACATGCGGGTTTATGAGCGTATTGGACAGACCGACCAATACAAACAAATTGCACTTGATATAGCGGGGATATAGCCATGACACACCCAACCAACCGGCCAAAAGCCGCCCTGAGACGCAATGCCGCCATGGGCAAGATCCACATCGCCAAAAAGCAATTAGGTATGGATGACGACACCTATCGCGCTATGTTGCTCAGCATTGGCGGCGTTAAATCCAGCAAGGATTTATCACCCGAGGGCATTGATAAAGTCGTTAAGCACCTGGCAAGCATTGGCGCCGCCTTTACCAAAGCCAACAACGCAGGTAGGGCCCCACGCAACTTAAACAGCGACTCCAACCGTGCTGGGCTGCTGAAAAAGATTGAGGCGTTGCTGGCAGAGGCAGGCAGGCCCTGGACATACGCCGCCAGCATGGCTAAGCGCATGTACAAAAAAGACACCCTGGAGTTTTGCAGCGCTACCGAGCTGACCGGGATTATTGCCGGGCTGGTTAAAAATGCCCAGCGTGAGGGGAGGAGGACGCAATGAACCCACAAACAGAAGCGGCATTACAGGCCATTTTTACAACAAATTTGGTGGGGATAGAAAAAGAAAAACACATGCAAATGATAACAGCTGCGTGTTCGATAGCTATGGAACAGCTCCACGGTAGCGAAATGCTTGCTGGTTTTTTACAAGCCGCTATTAACAATGTTGGGAATAATGAAGACGTACCCAACCTTGAGGCAATTTATAGGGGGAGGACGCAATGAAATCAACCCTGATAATTAGCTCAATATTTTTTTCGATGAATTTGTTATGTGCCTACCTAACTGACGACCGTGGGTATTATTTTTTAGCCGGTTATTTTGCGGCCACAACTATGATGTGCAGTTGGTATTTTGCAATGCGGGGGAAATATGCAACTCAATAGATGCCCAATTTGCCACAGCCGCATTAGTCTTGAAGCCATGGTGCAAGACGATGCTGGGCGCGAGCTGCTTAATCTGCTGGTAAAACTGGACAGCAGCCACGCCCGCGCCTTGGTAAGTTACTTAGGGCTGTTTAGATCCAGCACCCGTGATTTATCAAACGACAAAGCCATCCGCTTGGCAAATGACGTGCTTGAGCTATGCCAGCCCTATGATTTTAAAGTATCGGCATTGCTTAAAACCGTTGAAAGCCTGCAAGGCAAAGGCGGCAAGCCGTTGGCTAACCATAACTACCTAAAGCGGGTGCTTGAGGACACCACCAACAAAAACAAGGCCGTAGGATGGGTAGAACGCAGTGAAACCCATGCGGTTAATAAAGATGGGTTTCGCGATGCTCTACCCATCCTACCGGCACGCAACCTCAGCAAAACCGCCCAGGCACTGCAATCACTAGAGGATTTTGGCAATGAATGAGCCAGTCAACCAACCATTACCACCGGTTAACTGGCTTAAACAGTGTGTATCCGTGGGTATCGGTGCCTTGGTCGTGCTGCATTTAGACGGCGCACCACCGGCTGAAACCGTGCGCAGTACGGCATCCATGTGGTATCGCATTATCAAAGGTTGGCCGATCCTTTGGGACGAAGCCCTGGACAGAGGCCGCTTAACCCAAGCCTTTATTGCCCTGGCCAGTCAGTCAACACGCTGGCCAGCACCCCACCAACTGCGACCGCTATTACCGTCGCGCATCTATCCACAACAGGCATTACCGCCACCCGAATACCCGGAGGAAAAAGCCAAAGCCAACCGGCAGAAAATAAGAGACTTATTAAAAACCGCTTACCGAAAAATCAACTAACCCAACCGGAGAACAACATGAACCACAAAGAACTGATCGAGCAATTATCAACCGATATCGCTACCAACAAAGCGACCATTGAGCGCGTTTTAAAAGGCCTTGCAGACGTTGCCGGCAACCAATTAAAAACTAACGGCAGCTTTGTTTTGCACGGCATCGGCTCTATCGTCACCGTTGACGCCGCCGCCCGTGAAGGCCGCAACCCTGCCACCGGCGAAGTCATCCACATCCCAGCCAAAAAGCGCATTAAGCTGAAGGCGTGTAAGGCATTAAAAGACGCCGTAGCATAACCATTGGTAGGATGGGTAGAACGCAGTGAAACCCATGCGGAAATGATGGGTTTCGCGATGCTCTACCCATCCTACACTTTACCAACCACCAACCACCTAAAACATCATGGCCAAAAAATACGACTTAGCCGTTAAAACCGGCACCTACAAAGCGCAAGACGGCACCGATAAAGGCCGCTACGAAACCTTGGGCGAGATCCACCCAGGCCGAGACGGTGGCTACTTCGCCCGCATTAACGCCTTTCGGATGCTGGGCTTAGCAATGGCCGCCGTGGCCAGGGGCGATGATTCCGTGTTGGTGTCGTTGTTTACCCCTACCGGTACCAAATCCCTAGCAGCACCAGGGCCTGCACCAAGAGCACCAGAGCCAGAATTACCGCCATATGATGATGACATCCCGTTTTAGAGGTTAGACAGCGTGGGCAGGGATTATCTGCCCACCATTAACCTGCTATATTCAAACGCTTAACCAATAACACCAGATGGATTTATGAAAAAGATAACGATTTTATTAGCGGGATTGGCTTTAACAGGCTGTGCAAACCTTAAGTATCCTGGTTGGGAGCAAGTAAAAGTCACGGACTCGGTCTACAAACAACCTTGTCGATTTGTCATTGAAGAATATTGTCTTGAAGAGGGGAGTGCAGCTTGCTTAGACTGGTATAAAAAACGAGTGATTAAAAACGATGCGAATACTTTAATTACCCCAAAAAATGGAACTGGCCAATATTTTTATTGTTCCGCAGGCTTACCTCCATTTATCGCAAAGCCAAAATCTATATATCTCGTAAAACCAAGCGAATTTAAACCGGCTGCAACCAAGATAGACTATGCGCAAGCAACGGCAGAATGTACTTATGAATCACATAAAGCCACTGTTGATACTAGCGGACCACAACCTGTTAGGGCATATACTCCAACGTTAAGTTACAGCTACAATTCAGCACAGCTAAGTGCTATAAGTCAGGATAGTACCAATCAACTCCATCATGAAATAATGCTAAGCCAAGAAGAATCAAAGCTTTTTAGCGAATGCCTGACAGCGAAAGGATTTGTTATTAGCCATACCAATGATGCACAGTCAATGGATGCGCACCTTAAAAACTGTCCAGAATTGGAAAGCCACAACCAGCCCTGCTTTATTCCTAATTCGCCCCAATAAAGGCCAAAGCCAAGCAGCCATCAACATTGGCGGCTGTTTGTCTTTACCCTTTGAAATGTTTGACAAAAGAAAAACCGAGGGCTAAGCTAATCGGGCGTTGGCAAAATACAACGCTCGGGCTTGACATCTCGGTACTTCACGGCACATCGCCGCATCATGCGGTTTTTTTATGTGCATTGCTTCAGCTCTTCATTATGTCGGGCTGGGCAGGCCGCCGCAAGGCGGGCCGGTCGTGAGTCCGGTATGTCAACCTGCTCAGTCCGGCGCCATGTGTGACATTGTGACGCCGGGTATTTAACTTACTCACGGAGCAATACAATGAAAACTCAAGTCCAAACTTTCCAATTCCATTCTCATTCACTGCGTGTCATCGTTAACGATAATGGTGAACCTTGGTTTATCGCCAAAGATGTAGCCGACCATCTTGGTTTTAGTGATACACAAGCAATGACTCGCAAGCTCGAAGAGGATGATGTTAAAAAAGCAAACCTATTTGAAATCGGTTTGCATAACAATCAAACGCTTATAAGTGAATCTGGCTTATATTTATCGGTATTATCAAGCCGAAAACCAGAAACAAAAGCATTCAAAAAATGGGTGACTGCCGAAGTCCTGCCATCTTTACGCAAAACCGGCAGCTACGGCATCCCCAAAGAAGCCGCCGCGACTATCCAAGCCTTACAAACCGAACTGCTCAAAGCCCGTCCACGCTTAAACGACACCTTAAAGCTCAGGCAGGCTGGGTTTTCCAAGGCCAGAACAGCGAAAATGCTGGGCTTTGGTGAAACCACCATCGATAAAGAAGTTAGCATCCTAAAAGCCTGTGGCTATCCAGTCGCTACCCCCGGCACACAGGTCGATTTGTTTGGCGGTGAGTTATGAGTAATGTGATTGCCTTCCCCGCGCCTAAAGAAAAGGATGTTTATGTCGCGCCTGAAGTTGCCGTTATGTACATATTTACCATGGCATTTGGTGGCAACGATAAAGCTAAGCAATGGGCAGAATATGGATTGGAAGTCGCCAAAGAGCGTGGATTCGCTTTAAGCGATATGCTCATTAGATATGCCACAAACCCTGAAACGGAGGCGAATGGCGTGCGTGCATTGAAAAGCTTTGTTGAATATCTGCCTGCTGAAGAGTTTTTCACTATTAATGGGTTAGAGGTTGTTAAAGGCGGTGCCGCATGAGCCCAACCCTAGACGCCCTTGATCGCATCGACAACATTACCGTGTGTTTAGAGGCGGTCAGCGATTTACTGCTACCAGAAACCGACCTGCATGCCGTTAACCGCGATAAACAAGCCGTGCTGTTAGCGTTTTTAGTAGCCGAACTACAAGCCGCCCGCCAGCAACTAAGCCACGCCAACCGGCCCGATAACCCCGTTATTGCTATGCATCAATAACAGCCACCTAAGCCCGCTTAACGCGGGCTTATTTGTTTACGCTTGAAACTGTGCATAATGATTTGGTTTAAATTTTTCGGGCCGCCATCATGCCAGTACTGCCACTTTTTGATTTACCAACTGCGCTCATCCCTGAGCGCTTGCAGGAGATCGCCGGGTATTGCGGCGAGCAAACCGCGCTGGTATTGCTGCTTAATTTCCCCGGCGTGCATGTGCGCATCCCTAAAAAAGCCCACCCCACCCATAAACTTGCTGAGCTGTTAGGGATGCCCGCCTTTTTAAAAATGGTGGAGATTTTTCCAGATGAAGTGCTGCAAATCCCCCGCGCGGCCAAAGCCATTAGGGCGTTGCGCAATCAACAAATTCTGCGTGATTTTGCGGTCGGGCACTCCCAAGCCCGAATAGCGCTTAATTACGGCATGACTGAGCGCCAGGTAAACACCATTTGCAACACCGTCCGCATTGATAGCCAGCTGGATTTGTTTGCCTAAACACGCCACCACGCCACGCTTGCGAAGCACCAGCTAACCAAACCAACCGCCACGCCGCGTAACATTGCGGCATGACAAAAAACACCCCACATACATTAAGCCCTGCCGGGTTAACCCTGATTAAAGACAGCGAAAAACTGTGTTTGCAGGCGTACCTGTGCCCAGCTAATAAAGTCACTATCGGCTATGGCCATGTGATTATGCCCAACTTGGATGCCGGGCTGTTTAACATGGATAAACAGGCGCTAGCGCCCACCATTGCTGATTGCCAGTTGCGCAGAGCCATTACCCCGTTTGCTAAACAATGGCTAAAAATCACTATTGAGCAAGCCGAATTACTGCTGGCTAAAGACACCAGACAAAGCCAGTTGTTTATTGCCTCCGTTACCCATGTTGACCTTACTCAGGGCCAGTTTGATGCCTTGTGCAGCCTGGTATTTAACATCGGCCAGGGCAATTATGCACAATCAACCATCCGTAAACTGGTTAATGCCGGGGACTTTAGCAGTGCTGCTGCTGAGTTTGACCGCTGGATTTACACCACTAAAAACGGCAAAAAAGAGCCGCAACCCGGATTAATCACCCGCCGCGCTAAAGAGCGCGCCTTGTTTGAGGGTTTATGAACACAACACCATCCCAACTAAAAGCCATTATCACTTTGCTGGCCTTGGCAATAGACGATCTTGAAGACCGTTTAAGCATCCGCAAGCACTGTATGACCGACCTTAAGCCGCACCTATGCCCAGTAGTACAAGCCATGGAAGCGGAGTTAGCCAAGTTTAAAGGGGCAGGCCGCAAAGCCACGTTTGAGCTGCTGGTGAGCGGCATATCGCATCGAAACTTTATGAAATTTATCAAGGAATTACCATGATATTACTGACGATTATCATTGCTGTACTGGCCGCAGGCTGGCTTAAACAGTGGCGGCAAACGCAAAGCTTACGGCGCGAGCTTGCCACCAGCGACCAAGCCACGCTGCATGCCGCTTATTTACTCAGTCGTGCCGAATCCCGCAATATCCGCCTACATAACCGCTTAGCCGCCGTTAGAGCCGCCGTTGAAACCTCACTACATAAGGACTTACACCAATGATTGGCATAGACGCGATTGCAACCTTAGTCTCTACCACTGTCGATAAGATTTGGCCGGATGCCAATATTGAGGCGCAAGCCAAGGCCGACACGCTTAAACAAGAGCTAACCAAAGAGCTCGAATACACTCTGGGCCAAATCGACATCAACAAGATAGAGGCGGCCAGCAGCTCAGTATTTGTGGCCGGTTGGCGGCCTGCTGTGGGTTGGGCCGGGGCCTCTGGTTACGGTTATGAGTTTGTATTAAGGCCGATATTAAACGGCCTGATTGTCGCTGCTGGCTTTCCGCCGGTGTTTCCAGGCATTGAGATCGAAGCGCTAAGCAGCTTGTTGTTTGGGCTGTTGGGTTTAGGCACGCTAAGGACAGTTGAAAAGGTTAAGGGAGTAGCGCGCAAATGAGGAAATCATATGCCATGCTCGCCTCTGCAATGCTTGCAGTATCAACCATGCTGCCGACATCAGGGCTAAAAATACCACCAAGAATTAACCAAGAAATAAGCACCCCATTTAAACGCTACGGTGCCAGCACTGGCAAGCGCCGCAGTAGCCGTGCCGAAGTGCGAGGTTGGTAATGGATTTGCTAGCGATTTTATTGTTGATCGTCTGGGTGTTGTACCAATGTCTGATTTAATCGATACCGCCAACCAGGCGGCGGAATTTATCCGAGATGCTGACCTGGCCAACGAGCTGGCAAGGCACACCATGCCGCCGCAACATATCGTTGACGGCTTCGTGCATTGCAGCGATTGCGACGCCGTTATTGACCCACAACGATTAACAGCCAAACCGGACTGCATCCGCTGCATTGGTTGCCAAACAGCGTTTGAAAAGCAGGCTAAACAATGGAGATAACCGTCGAGTTTTGGCAACTGATTGGTATAGCAGGCGGGGTGTTAACCGCGTTTATCTCTGTGATATTTGCCGCCGGTAAATTGTTTTTATCGCAATTGGAGCGGCGCTTAGATGGCCGGTTTAAATCGCTGGATAGTCGCTTCGGCGCGCTGGAACAAGCCTTTGCCAGTGATGCTAAGGAATGGCAACGCATCGAGCGGGAAATCTTACTAATGAAAGCCGACATGCCGGTGCAGTACGTGCGCCGAGACGACTACATCCGTAACCAAACCATTATCGAGGCCAAGATTGACGGGCTAGCAGTACGCATTGAAAACGCACTTTTAAAAGGGAACCACCATGGCTGATATGCACAAAATACGCCGCGAAACCATTCGCTGGCAAATCCTGTTAACGCTTAACAATGCCCGGCCTATCGGTGCCTTTGAAAAGTTAGTGTTGTCGGTGATCCAGTCCGAATACCCGGACGCCACCCAAAACGAAGTGCGGCGGGAGCTGGATTATTTAGGCGGGCGTAGCCTGGTACATATCGACAAACGCCCTGAGGGCCGCTGGTTTTGCGAGATCATCCGCTATGGCGTGGATGTGGTCGAGTATACCGTGGCGGTTGAGCCAGGCATTGCCAGACCAGAGCAGTATTTTGATGCGTAAGCAAGCGATCATGTATACATTTTGGCTAACACGTTGGAGTTTATTAGATAGGTTTTTAATCCGCTGTTCGTGGTCCCCTGTATTCGGTGTCGGCGTGGATCGATATAGAAACGGATCAAGAACAGGCCGCATCTATCTTTTTAATTTTATCTTTGTGCAGCTTAAAGTTCGGGTAAATCATGCCTAAGCCCAGCCTAATCGATAGCCTAACCCCAGAACAGCGCAGCGAATTCGAGCGCGAGTTAATCCGCCGAAACTTTGCTGACTACGATGGCTTTGTGGAGTGGTTAACCGCCAACGGCTTTGATATTAGCCGCTCTGCTGCTTACCGCCATGGCGCTAAGCTAAAACGCAAGCTGCAAGCGGTACGCAACAGCACCGAGGCCGCGCGGATGATTGCTGAAGCGGCACCGGATGACAGTGATTTGCGCTCAGCGGCGGTTATCTCCCTGGTGCAATCTGAATTGTTTGATGTCATGGTCAGTTTGCAGGATCTTGACGAAGCAGAACCCGGCGAGCGGGTAGGCTTGTTAAAAGAGGCCGCGCGGTCGGTGCTGGATATGACCAAAGCCAGCGGATTGCAGAAAAAATGGAAACAAGAAGTTGAAGACGCAGTAATGGCCGCGCAACTGGATACCTTAAAGCGCTTGGCCGCCTACATCGACAAAAACAACCCTGAATTTAAGGCTGCATTTGCGCAAATATTAACGCCATTTGGCGCGTCGTTAACCGATGGCCGCGCGTAGAAAAGACCAGTTTATCGGCGAAATATCGCAGCTCGCCGAACAGGTAGCAGCGGAAGTTTCAGCCAATACGGCACAAGCACTGACGTTTAGGGATTGGTGCCATTCGGCTAGCCCAGAGTTTAGATGGGATTGGCCACATTTGGCCTATATTCGTGGGCGGCTTGAACCGATTACCGACATGCTTGAGCAGTCATTGCGTGGGGAGGTGTCAGACCATAAGCCTCGGCATTTGATATTGTCGGTACCGCCACGTCACGGAAAATCAGAGCAGGTAACCGTGCGTTACCCCGCCTATTTGATGGAGCGCTTCCCAAAATTACGCACCATTGTCGGCGCTTACAACGCCGCATTAGCGCTTAAATTTAGCCGTAAAACCAAGCGTATTGCCTCACAGCGCATTAATTTAGCCAAAGATGCCAACACTACCGCTGAATGGGAAACCGCCGAGGGCGGCGGCTTAAGGGCTGTTGGTGCGGGTGGCGGTGTCACCGGTCACGGTGCCAACCTAATCATCATTGATGACCCGGTAAAGTCGCGAGAAGAAGCTAACTCAGAAACCTACCGCGAGAAGATTTGGGACTGGTTTACCGATGACATCTATACCCGACTAGAGCCGGGCGGTGTAGTCATCATCATTATGACCCGCTGGCATGAGGACGACCTGGTAGGCCGAATCCAGAAAAGTGACTTTGCCGATGATTTTGAGGTGATTAATTTAGCCGCTGAAGCTGAATACGGTGACCCATTAGGGCGCCCAGTAGGTGCCGCCCTTTGTCCAGACCGGTTTAACGAAACTGCCCTGGCAAAGCTTAGAGTGATCTTGGGGCGTAGCTATTACTCTCTGTACCAAGGCCGACCGGCAGCGGTTGAAGGCGATATTATCAATATCAACTGGTTTAAGCGCTACCAGTACCGGCCAGCGTTTAAGCGCATTGTGCAAAGTTGGGACACGGCGCAAAAGGCCAGCCTTAAAAACGATTACAACGTTTGCTGTACTTTTGGCGAAACCGAAGAAGGTGACTCGTATTTATTGGATATTTACCGTGAGCGCATGGAATACCCCAAGTTAAAACGCGCTGCTATTGAGCAAAAAAAGCGCTGGAACCCTAACGCAATATTGATTGAAGACAAAGGCCATGGCACCGCCTTAGGGCAAGAGCTTAAAGAACTGCCCGGATACAGCGTCATCATGATCGAGCCGGAAGGCGACAAGGTCACGCGGATGAGCGTTGAATCATCAGCTATTGAATCGGGCCGTGTTTGGTTGCCGGGCAACGGCTTATGGCTAGCTGAGTTTGAAAACGAATGCACCAATTTCCCGGCCGTTAAGCATGACGACCAGGTTGATGCAATGTCGCAGTATCTTTTTTGGATACGCAACCCCAACAAGAAAAAGGCCGATTACCGGTCATGGAGCTTACCGTGGCTATAGACCGCACATCCGACCAATTTTTATTAGATGCCTACAGCGGCAAGGGTGGCTTTGCCAATGGTGAGTATTTAATTGCCCACCCGCGCGAGTCTGACACCAAGCTTAAGGCCCGCAAAGAGCTGGCGGTTTACCCAAACTTCGTCCGCAAAATCGTTGATGTAATGATGGGGTTTTTATGGCGGCAAGCGCCCAGCCGTGAGGTTGATGATCTGTACAGTACGTTTATTAACAATGCTGACGGCATCGGCACCAAACTAGATACCTTACTGGCTAGCTATCAGCGCTTAGCGATGATTGTCGGCACCGTGTACGTCATTGTTGATAAACCCACCAGCCAAGGCCAAACCCGCGCCACACAAGCCGCACCTTACTTAGCGTTGCGCTTGCCTGGGCAACTGGCCAGCGAAACTAAAAACGCCGCCGGTGAGTGGGAATCCGTCACGTTTACTGAGTTGCAGGGCAATAAAACCGTTTACCGCACCTACACCCGCACCGGCTGGCAACTGACCGAAAAAGCCAACGGCGAGGGGATGATAGATCAGGGAGTTTACAGCTTAGGCCGGGTGCCGGTGGTGCGGTTACATATCGCTAAGCCGCTAACGCCGTCAGATAGCCAGTCACAAAGCTTTGTTTTTGACCTGGCGGCCTTGAATTGGGATTTGTTTAATTTACGCTCTGAGTTGCGCGAGCTGTTTCGGGCGCAAACCTTCGCCATGCTAGCGTTACCGGTGGCCGACGAAGCCGAGCGAGAAAAGCTTAAAGACCTACAAATCGGCACGGAAAACGCCTTAACCTACAACCCCAACGGCGGCGGAACGCCCAGCTTTATCGCGCCGCCGCCAGACCCGGTAACGCTGTACATGCAGCAAATTGAAGCCACCGTGACTGACATTTACCGGGTGGCAAATCTTGAGTTTGTGGGCGGCGTGCAGCAAAGCGGCGTGGCGTTAAGCTTCCATTTTCAAGAAGCCAATAGCAGTTTGCGCGGCATGGCCGAGATGTGCGAAGCCGCAGAAGCGGAAATCGCCAGCCTTGTGCATCTCTGGCAGGGCAGCACCTTTGACGGCAATATCGCTTACAGCAATGATTTTAATATCACCGATCTGCAATCCGCCATTAACACCGCCATGGATAGTGTCACCCTGGGTATGGGGGCAGAGTTTGACAAAGCCATTAAAAAACGCCTGGCCAAGCAGATTTTAGGCAATGACGCTGCACCGAGTATTTTGGCGGCGATTGATAGCGAGATCGACGCACAGGGCGATACGTATGGGGATCGGGTAGCACAGCAGGCGGGAGTGTAAAGAATGGAAAAGCTGTACGTACTAAATTACATTGAAAGCATAGAATCAATTGCTAGGCCACTGGCCTGTAGCAACTCTGTGGACAAACTAAGGCAAATCGTGCCATGTAATCGGTGGCAAGTAGGTAATGATCCTAACGACTCAAACGTCAGGAGAAAGTCATTAGATACGGATTATCCGTATTATGAGGTACGTGAAATGCCTTATGTCTGTTGATCTTTGGGGGTGGGTATGAGCGTCAGCATTTTTCCAAACACCACTACATTAAGCTGTAAACAGGCGCTTGAATCAGCCTTGCGGGATGTGGATCTTTTAGATGACGTGCTGATTGTCGGTACGTACAAAGAGGACAACAGCCTGTTTATAGTGTCCTCACGGCTAAACCGCGCCCAAGCCTTATGGTTAGCAAAAATGGCCGAATTACATGCCTTAGACAATGACTGATTACCCAGAGCTTTACAAACGCCTGGCCCAAGAAATCCTTAAGCATGAGGGCCGCATTGAAGGTGATACTCAAATATTTGTTGCAGAATTGTCAAGACAATTGCGAAATGATGGCTACCAATTAACCCCGGAGTCAGAATTAATTATGAGCAATTATATAGCACAAGCCTTAGCCGCCATTAAAACCGGCATACAACAGGCAACGGCAACCGCACTAACACAAGATTTACAATCTGAAGTTGTGTTGAAATCGACCGAGCAAGCATTTATCGAGCAATGGCCAGACGGATTAAACCTCAGTGACCGCTTGTGGAAATGGGACGATGCCACCCGCAAAGGCGTTAGCCAGGTATTACAAGAGGGTATTCGCGCAGGAAAGGGAGTCGATAGTGTTGCAATGGACATGCAGCGGGCTATCGAGCAAGCTACAGGCGGCCAGCGCTTTAAAATCGTCAGCGAACATGCTGATGACTGGGTAGCCGAGCTGCACAAATCAGCAATGACACTAATACACGACGCAAATGCGCGTAAACAGTGGAATGATACGGTGGAACAAGCACGAGAAATCATTGACGGACTAAAAGAGACCGGAAGCAGAAGCGCTGCCCAGCGCGTACTGTCTCAAATGCAAAAAGCCGTCGAAAAAGGTCGCGAAGAGCTGCTTGATAAAGCTGTGAAATGGTGGACTTACGACAAGCAGCTATACAACTTAAAACGCATTGCCCGCACTGAAATGGCGAATGCCACACACCGCGCGGTTATTGACAGCACCATTAACGATAAAACCATCATTGGTTATCAATGGCGGTTATCAGGCAGTCATCCGGTATCAGATATTTGTGATGTTTATGCCAATGTTGAGATGGGGCTGGGTAAGGGCGTGTTTACCAAAGAGACGGTGCCACGGCACAAGGCCCACCCGCATTGCATGTGCCAGTTGATTCCGCGCGTGACCCCCATCAGCACTAAAGGCCAATTTAGTTATGAGCAGTTGCGGCAAAGAATCGTTAAACCCGCAGCTAACAAGCAATAACAAAAAAAACAGAAAGAGTTTTTCTCACGAACACACAAAATAATTGTGTACAACGCAATATATTTGTGTATAATAGTCAGCAAGTGAGGCGATCCGCTGAACTACTACCGGAGTTAATAACATGTTAATAGCAGATAAATATTTCAAAAAAATAAAAAATCATGAAATGTTCAAAAAATTTAACCCATTTTTTGGCGGTGAAACCAGTGTCGCATTGGTAAAACTGGGTGTTATTTTTGATGGGATGTCAGAGGACGGATCATTCAACAGAGATGAAGTGATAGAAGTCGTTCGATATGCACTACCGAGTGACTTCACTCTTGAAATTTTTGGACAAATAGAAACAGAAATCGAATATATTTTTGGGTGGGATTACTCAGACGAACATCAACTCCCCACGTTTACTAAGCCAAAGCAAAACCCTTTTTTCAAAGCCGAAGAAAGCGATGATTTCTAAGTCGACACCCTCAGAACAGTGCAAAAATGCGGGGCTTGACAGCCTCGCCGAGCTTTCCAGGATCAGCGGCGAGTCGGTTACCAATTTAGTAAATTGGCACAAAAAATATCCAATCCGATTCCGTCTTTTGCTTGCCGGGGCTGCGGCTGAAAAACGACAAGCAGGCGCCTAACAAGCAATAACCAAAAAAAACGCTGTTTAATCCACGTTTTTAACAAAACCCACATATTGAGTCATAAAAAAATTTAACGGCTCAATAACGGGGTGCCTCGACAGTATTATCGCTATTTTTGGGTTAAGTTTCGGGTTGTTTTACATCCCTATGCAATCGCCCCAGAAAAACACCTTCCGAAGTCCTACCGTATCCACTTGCCAAATCCTTGCCCTATCCTGTCGATGCAATCTAAATCATCAACCTATAGGACAACCCGCATGTTTAGAGTTAAACACCGTTTTTGCAATGCCGACCCCGCGCCAACTGGCGGCGCAACGCCACCCGCTGCACCTGCAGCACCCGCTACCCCCGTTATTGATGTGCAAACGCAAATCAACCAAGCCCTGGCCGCCCAACAAGCCGAGTTTGCCACGCAGCTGGAAAAAGCCACCGGTCATAAAGACATTGCTGGATTAACCGAGGCGCAATTAAAGGCCCAGGGCAAGCTGCAAGAATTGGCCGACAGCAAAGCAGCTGAAGCCAGCAATTACAAATCAAAATTTGAACAGGCCGCTATCGGCAATGCGTTGTTGTCCGCCTCGGTTGATGCCGTTGACGCGGCCACAGTTAAAGACCTGCTGGCCGGTAAAGCGGCGGTTGACGATAACGGCGTGGTGACGATTGACGGTAAGCCGGTTGCTGATGCGGTTGTGCAATTGTTAAAAGACAAGCCGTTTTTGGCTAAAGCGCAAGGAGAACCCGGCTCAGGTGCGCCGCAAAATACCGGCGGCGGCAAAGTATTGACACGGGTGGCGTTTGACCAGCTTTCGCCAATTGAAAGATCAACGCATATCAGCACCGGCGGCACCGTTATTTAATAAGCCGGTTAATCCCCCAATTTAAAGAGAGAGCACTATGCCTAATACCCTAACTAATTTAATCCCTGATTTGTATGCCGCGTTGGATGTTGTATCCCGCGAGCAAATTGGCTTTATACCATCAGTTACCCTCGATGCCACCGTCGCTAGAGCGGCCCTGAATGAGGCTGTCCGCTCGGCCGTCACCCCCGCAGCAGTTGGCTCTGATATTGTCCCAGGCGTAACGCCACCGGACGATGGTGATCAGTCGATTGGTAACCGCAGCATAACGATTACTAAAGCGCGCCGCTGGCCCGTGCGTTGGAATGGTGAGCAATCTAAAGGGGTTAACAACGGCCCCGGGGTGTTAAGCATCCGTGCTCAGCAATTTGCGCAAGCGATGCGGGCGGCAACAAATGAAATTGAGGCCGACCTTGCCACGCTATATAAAACATCATCCCGCGCTTACGGCACACCAGGCACGACGCCATTTGCTACCGCCGGTGATTACACCGATGCGGCATTTGTGCGGCAAATACTGGTTGATAATGGGGCGCCCACATCCGATTTACAGCTGGTGATTAATACGACCGCCGGGGCAGTATTTAGGGGCAAGCAATCACAAGCGCAAATCTACGGATCAGATACTTTGCAACGTCAAGGCATTTTATTAGATGTACACGGTATGCAAATTCGCGAGTCTGCCCAGGTTAAAACGCATACCAAAGGCACAGGTGCCAATTATTTAGTTAACAATGGCGCGGGCTATGCGATTGGTGCCACGGCACTAGCGGCCGATACCGGTACCGGTACCGTGTTGGCAGGTGATGTTGTTACCTTTAATGGCAATAACGACAAGCATGTAGTCGGCACCGCGTTAAGCGGCGGCAACTTGGCATTAAATGAGCCGGGATTACGCACAGCAGTTGCCGACAATGTCGCGATCACGGTCGGCAACAGTTACGCAGCTAATTTGGCCTTTAGCCGATCAGCAATTGTCTTGGCAACCCGCGCACCGGCATTACCAGAAGAAGGGGACTCGGCAATTGACCGGTTTATGTTAGTTGACCCACGCAGTGGCCTGACCTTCGAAGTCTCGATGTATATGCAATATCGTCAAGTCCAGTATGAGGTTGCCATTGCTTGGGGCTTTGCCAACGTTAAACCTGAGCATACTGCGACGTTACAGGGCTAAACCATGGCGACTAAACCCATCAGATCAAAAAAACCGGTTGTCAATAAGGCGGCAACCGATCAACCCAATACCCCACCAAAGCTGTCTACAGGGGCTGTGGATAATCAGCTCCCTGATGTGGCTGTGGTCGATGCCATTACCGATGATGAGCCTGCGGCCGATGCCATTAGCGATGATTTAGAGCAGCCTTGGCTAGGTGGCAATCCTGACGACCAGGGCGATATTGATGATGACATCGACAGTGATGATGTAACTGAGCCGGTTGTCGAACTGGTGTCGTTACATCGCGACGAACCGCAGCACGAGGGCGGGCCGTTAGATGCTGACGTACACCCTGAAGAAATCGACAACTACCTGGCCGCAGGCTGGGTGCGCTAAATAAAGGACCGAGGGCCATGATCAACATCAAATTAGATTTGGGTGATGCGCCCTCGGTGCTGGCGGCGTTTGCTAATCAAAGCAGCGTGCAAAAAGTGGTAAATGCAGCGGCTGAAAGCTACGTTGATGATATTCATGATTTTATAGATGCAGGGCACGCATTTACACCGCGCACCGGACAATTGCAGCAGGCTACCAATTGGCGGCCTACGGGTAATGGCACCGCTGAAATTTATGCGAATACTGACTATGCGGGCTATGTTGAGCAGGGTACTAAGGCGCATAAAATCGCCCCAAAGCCCGGCGGCAAGGGCTTAAAAATCGGCGTGGCTGGTGGTGGCGGTTACATTATCAGACGAGCAGTTAACCATCCAGGCAGCAAGCCGCATCCATTCTTTTTTTCTGACCAACCCGACCGACTTGAGCACATGCAAGCCAAAGCCTTGAGCGTGTTAGCGCAAGCCATGGACAGATAACATGCTTGATCCCGTCGATTACGAGCAACACCCCAGTGACGTAATTAAACGCAAAATCAGGCTGCTTGAAAACGACGCCCGGATGATTTTATTTACCATTGCCCACTTGGGGGCCAGCCTATTACACGGGGTAAAACCTGAGCGCTATATGCCTAGCCTACATGCTATCCACCAGCTGAGCCAACGTGCGATTGATTACCATGCCAACATTAAGCGCTTGCAACAACAACTAGACAAAAACGATGCCTAAATATGCCCAATTTGCCGACTGTATCGATCCGGCGCTGACTGTATCAGCACTTAATTTAACCGAGGCTGATGTCTACGTCGATTTGGCGCTGGGCAATATCGGCATTACCCCCACGCAGGCGTTATTGATCACTCTGCCCAATGCCGCATTAACGGCCATTGCCGCTACCTGGGCCAAACGCCTGGCAGCGATCGAGGGCAGCATGGGCGACAACTCATTATTAATGGACAAGGCCAGGCAATACCAAACCAATGCCGAAAGCCTGGTTAAACAACTAAATCGCACGGCGCTGGGCTTATCCGAGCCCACCGGCACCGGTTACGGATCACTGACCCTCGGGAGGGGCTAATGAAAAAAATTACAGCACCAGAAAGATCAACCGAACTATTACGCGCCGGGCAAGTGATGACCGTGACCGGCCAAGCGCTGGTCGAGTGGTTTGGCGAGGGTGGGGTTAAAAAAGGCCCTGTTGCGGTTAATGGCAGCAAGGCTATCGGGCCATTTGGCAGTGATGTGCAGCTGGTTATTTCAGCGTTAGCGGGGGTGGTTGGTTTTGAGGCGGGGGAGGTGGATGCTGAGGCGTTGGTTAGTTATGTTGGTAGTGGCACGTCATCAATATCTCGCACCATCCCGCCTAGTTTTGTGGACACAACAGACGTTATTGCTGATTACACAATAGTTGTTGCTAATACTGGTACAGCGACAGAGTCGACTGATTTTGCTAAATCATCAACCAAAACTATCTGGTTAGATACACCCACCAAAAACCCAACCGCCAACGCATATATACAGGCTGATAATAAATCGGTTGATTTTAGTGATGAAACCACCCCTATTTTAGTAGCATATTACACCCCATACATACCTGCTGGGTCATCAGTAGCATTAGCGTTTTGGGCATCAAATCAATCCGCGTTAGGTAGTGCTAACAGGTCAAGCTGCGCGCTAACAGCGGCAGAGAACATAGGCTGGAACATTGCACCTATTGATAAACGTGCTACTGGTAACGCACCGTACGCCCCTAATTTGGTGCAAAATGGTACTGCAGCGCTTAATAACGCTAACCCAGTTGTATCATATAGGGCACAACTTTCAGGAAGCACAACAAGCAACAGGCAGGTATATATTGACAGCATTACAACTGGTTACAGAGAGCGCCCTAAAATTATCTTAACACTTGACGACAATCTTAAAACAGGCTACACAATAGGCTATGTTGAGGCCAGAAAACGCAATATAAAAAATAGCTTTTTTTATATTTACGACGCCATTGGCAACCCAGGCAATATGACCGCTGCACAAATGCAACAGATTAAAAGCGACCCATCTGCATATTGCGGGTTACACGGCGCTAAGCGATTTGATGGGGCAGGTAGTGGAGCTGGTACTACGCCGATTGGTGAGATGACGCGCAATATTAATGGCCTTAAAAATCTAGGCTTATCTGATTGTCGTTACATGGCCTGGCCCGAGGGGCAGATACGGCCAGATGACAGAAGTGTTTGTTTAGATGTGGCAGCGTCGCTAGGGATTGTAGGTGCTAGAAATACTCAACATGGATACAATTTCACATACAACGGCTGTTATGAGCCGTTGGCAATGCGGGCCGTGGGACTAAATAATCTTAATACCTTAGCTCAAGTCAAGGCCGCCATTGATACAGCGATTGAATGGGGCACATCTTTAGTTTTATACGGTCATGGATTTGGTGCTGTAACTGATACATTGACATGGATTACCCAGGATTATCTTGATCTTTTAGATTACATCGCACTAAAACGATCGCTCGGACTTATTGATGATATGCGCTACGACGAGTGGATGGATGGGCTGACTAGCCCTGTAACACCAACCAGGTTTTAATTTATATTAAAAATTAAGCTTAAGAAGCCCTTCAACTCCCACCAAGTCTGCATGATGCCTATCATGCAGACATGAACATTTTCCAAAAAATCCCTCGCTCTTTATGAGCATTAAAGCCTTACTCGCTACCCGTGCGAAGCTGCAAAGCTTCGCCTCGCTCAATGCTTATTGGCAAAGTCGGTACCAGCGGCCAGCAAAGCACATTATCGGCTATAAAAAGCCAGTTAACGCCAACGATTACCCCGCTATTTGTTATGTGCCGATTAATTCCACTCGCCCTGATAGCGTCGGCGGCATGGCTAAAGAGATCATTAGCCTAGTAGTTGGTATTAATGAGCCTGAGATAACGAATGATATTTTCGACGGCGTTAGCCAGCTGGCCATTATCGAGGGCCTGATTTTTGATTGTTTAGAGGCTGGCGAGCTGGGCGTTAATGCGATGTATTTAGGCGAGGCAAAAACCACCAGCGATCTATCTGTTCGGCACCCTTTTCACGAGCTTGAGATCACTTTTTTAGCCGCATCACGATAGTCATTTTTTAGGAGACATCTATGCAAGATCAATACACTGGCCAGGCAGGCACTTTCGTCGTCGATCCTATCTCGGGCACGCGCATCCCGTATGACGAGTGGATTGCACAAGAGGCTGCAAAGGCGGCCGAAGTAAAGCCTAAAAAATCCCCCAAACACGACACTGAGGAGTCAATCTAATGGCATTAGCACAACGCAAGCGCGTTATTTTGGTTAAACAAGAGGCTACTTACGGCACTGATGCTACGCCGGTTGCAGCCGATGCCGTACTGTGCAGTAATTTAAACCTAAACCCAATTGAGGGTAGCGAAGTTGCCCGTGATTTTATCCGGCCGTTTTTTGGTGGCTCCGGCTCCATCCGCGTGGAGAATTACTCAACCCTTGATTTCGAAACCGAATTGGCCGGTTCCGGCGCTGCTGGAACTGCGCCAGAATGGGGCGCTTTGTTAAAGTCGGCAAACTGGACCGAGACAGTGACAGCGGCAGCGATTACCGGCACTGCGCAAGTGGGCGGGTCAACTACCAGCATTAAATTGGCGGCCGCCGCCTCTGCGGTTGATGATTTTTACACGGGCATGACGGTTAGTTTAACCGCCGGTACCGGCAGTGGCCAGGCGGGCGAAATCATCGGTTACGTGGGATCAACCAAGATTGCGACTATTGCTAAAGCTTGGGCTGTGGCTCCAGACGCTACCAGCACCTACAGCATCGGCGCTAACGTTATCTATACGCCTAACAGCAATTTCGGTACGGCCACGGCTAACACCTCATCATCGATCTATTTTAATATTGATGGCGTGCGTCATGTATTGCTGGGCGCTCGCGGTACCTGTAGCTTTGAGATGTCAGCCAAGCAAATCCCAAAAATCAAATGGAAATTCACCGGCTTGCTGGGCACGATTGCTGACGCCACCTTGCCAGCAGCCGATTTTACCGGCTGGCAAACACCGGCTACGGTATCTACCGCTAACACGACCGATTTAAATTTGCTGGGCTATAACGGCGCGGTGCTGCAAACGCTTAATTTTGATATTGCAAACCAAGTGATCTATCGGCAATTGGTGGGTGCAGAGTCAGTGCTGATTACCGATCGTAAACCGGTTGGAAATGTCTCCATTGAGGCGGTAACGGTAGCGACAAAAGACTGGTGGACGCTAGCGAAAAATGCCACTACAGGGCCTTTTGCAGTAAAGCACGGCCAAACGGCTGGCAACATCGTTGGTGTTACCGCACCTAAAGTGCAGTTAACCCAACCCAAATACAGCGACAGCGACGGCGTAACGATGATGGACTTCGGTCTGGCATTTATCCCCTCCGGCGCATCCGGCAACGATGAAATCCGCATTTGCGTTAAATAAGGAACAGCTATGGCTTTTAAACTAAACACATCCAGTACCTATAAATACCCGGTTAAATTTGCAATTGTTAGCGAGCATGGCGGCACCATTGACCAGGAGTTTACCGCGATTTTTAAGCGCCTGGATCGTGCGCAAGTGGTCGATTTGCGTAACCGCCACCAAGGCGACAGCGGCAATAGTATTGATGAGGTATTGGATGCCGACGTTGCCTATATCACTGAGTTTTTAACCGGGTGGGAGGGGGTCGATTTAAACGGCGAAACCGAATTTAACCAAGACAATTTGCGGCTGTTATTAAAGTCCCTGCCTAAGATCAATATCTTTATTTCAAGCGCCTTTTTTGACAGCGATGGGGCGGTTGCAAGAAAAAACTAATTGATTCCGCCTTGTATTGGGCACAAGGCGGCAAAGATGACGGTAAGGCGCTGGCAGATGACGCCGCTATTTTAGGGTTGATTTTGCCAGTATCAGAGCCAGAAAAAGACCCTGATTTTTATGTATTGCCGGAAAACTGGCCCACAGTGATGGTGTTTTTGGCGTTAGGAACGGCATGGCGGATTGATGGCATGAGCGGGGTCTGGAAGGGCCTGGATTATCCATCAGTTAAAACCGTAATGTGGGCACAGGGCGTTAAAAAAGCCGATCGCAAAGGCGTATTTAACGGCCTGCAAATCATGGAGCGGGCGGTAATTGATTTAATCAACAGCAAGCTTAAGAAATGATATGAATAAAGAGTTAGGGCTAAAACTTATCATTACTGGTGATGGCAAGGTAGCGGTGCAGGCATCTAAAGAGGTGCAGGCAGCGTTGGCTGGGGTTGCTACTGAATCTAAAAAGGCTGGCAATTCATCAGCCACAATGGCCAATGAGTTTGAAAAAAATAGCCGCTCTGCCGGTAGTGCTGTCGATGGTTTAGGATCAAAAATAAAGGGTTTAGGTATAACAGCCGGTGCAACATTTACGGCGATTAAGCTCGTTGGTGTAACTAGAGAGTTTGATATTTTAAACGCCGGTTTAAAAACAGCGACTGGATCAGCCGATCTTGCCGCTAGCGCCTTTGTAGCCATTCAGGATTTTGCAGCTTCGACACCATATGCGCTGCAGCAATCAGTCGATGCCTTTGTTAAATTAAAAAACTATGGTTTAGACCCATCAGAAAGAGCCCTTAGATCTTACGGCAATACGGCGTCATCACTCGGCAAAGATTTGTCGCAGATGATCGAGGCTGTTGCCGATGCTTCAACTGGCGAAATGGAGCGGCTTAAAGAGTTCGGTATCCGCGCAAGTATCCAAGGCAACCAGGTCGCCTTTACATTTAAAGGCGTTAAAACAACGGTTAAAAATGAAAGTGAGGCAATACAGGATTATCTAATAAAGCTGGGCGAGAATAATTTTGCCACGGCTATGCAAGATCGTATGAACTCGCTGGATGGGATACTGAGCAACCTGGGTGATGAATGGGATACGCTGTTTTTAAATATCAGCAAGCAAGGGATTGGGGATGTGATATCTGCATCAGCTTCAGTCGCTGTTGATGGTCTCGGCGGTATCAATGACTATTTAGAGTCCGGTATTTTTGAGCAAGATTTAGCGGTTGTATCTAGTGCATTTGCAGGGTTCGGCGATGATGTTGATGGCGAGATGTCGCTATTGACTGACTCCGTATCATCGTATTTTGATGAGATTGGCTTGAGTGGGCAAAAGACCGCTGGGTTTTTAGAGCGAGAGTTTGCGGCATCATTGCAAAACACCAGGTCTTTTATAAAGATCATGATAGTGGAGGCCGCGTCGGCAGCGGATAAGGTAGGGGAGTTTTTCAAAAGCGAAAACAACTCAATGGCCCCGCCTGGGCAAAAACGTGACGATAAAATCGCGGCTATTGATAAAAACAGGATGGACAGCATTTCGTCAATTTTGGACGAGCACAATGCAGCTATCGCCAAAACTAACGAGCTGATTACAGCTACTGCCAAGTTAAGAGCTGAGCACCAAAAACAGCGCGAGGAGGGCCGGAAAACGTCTGAAGACCGGCTAGCGCAGTTTAAAAATAATATAGCCGCTGCTGTCCAGGATGATCCTAAGGCAAAAAAGGCGGCGGAATCAGCAGCTAAACATGCTAAGGAACAGGCTGACGCGGCGATTAAGAAGCTAAACGACCGCGCCCAAGCCATGCGCGAAGGCGCAAACCCTGATGTTGCTTTTATCGCCAACATCGAAGAATACACAGCCGCCTACAATCGCGGGGCAATCTCCATCAGTGATTATGTATTCTGGCTGACTAAGTTGGATGATACCCGCCAGCAAGCTAATGGCGGCACGCCGGATACCGGCTGGGCGGATATTACTGCGATACAAGACGAGGTATCGCTGCAGCGTAGCCAAGACGCGACTAAGGGCGTTGATGATTACGTTAAATCCCTGGACAGGGCCAAAGACAGCGCGTCGGCATTGAGTGATGTGTCGTCTTCTATATTTGATGGTGCCCTGGGTGGGGTTAATTTAATCGCCGGGGCATTTAATACCCTAACGAAAAGCATTGCCGATACTACTAAAGAGCTGGAGGCCAATAGCGCCGCGCGTATCGCTAATGATGCAGAGCCGGAATCTGCTAAAAAGAGCGCCGATAGGATAAAGATCGCCAATGAAGAAAAGCGTTTGCAGAATGAGCAATTAAAAAACTCATTGTCTGGCATTCGCCAAATTTCCAGCGCCACGGCCAGCATGTTTAAGGAAAATACCAACGCGCGGCGGGCGTTTAACGTTATCGCGTTGGCGGCCAGTGTTACCGAGCGCATGGCCGACATCGCCGGGTTAGGCATTAAGGCGGCCTCGGCAGTGTTGGAGCAAGGCAAGGGTGAGCCATATACCGCTTTTGCGCGGATGGCAGCGATGGCAGCTATTGTGGGCAGTGTGTTGTCTGCGGCCGGTGCCGGGACGTTTCAATTCGGTGGCAGTTCCGTGCCTAAAGGCCAGGTTCCTACCTCGCCGGATTCCGGTACTGTGCTGGGTGATCCATCCGCAAAGTCTGAGTCGATCAGTAAAACCTATACCCTTTTGCAAGACATTCATGCTACTGAGTACCGCGAGTTGCGGGGGATTAATAGTGGCGTTGCGGCCATGAATAAGGGCATTACTGACTCGATTACTAAGCTGTTTCAGGCGGGTGGTTTACAAACGCCAAATATCTCTGGCTTAGGTACTAAGATAAGCGGGATTGGCTCATTTTTAACCTCTATTGACCCTGTTAATAAGATGGGGTTAGATCCAATAGGTAAATTTATCCTGAAGGGGCTTTTCGGTACTACTAAAACATCTATCACCGGTGGCGGCATCTATGCCGGTGGCAATTCATTGGCGTCTATATTAAATGGTGGCGACATCTCCGCCGCTCAATACACCGAGATAACTAAAACTAAGAAAAGCTGGTTCAGCAAGTCTTCAAAAGTGTCCGAGGTGATGGGGCCGGTTAATGCCGACTTTCAAGATTCGTTATCCGAGATCTTTCGCGGTATGGGTACATCTATGCTGGCGATGTCTACTGAGTTTGGTAACGACATGACTAGCTCTATCAATAATTACGTCATCCCTAAGTTAAAGATTAGCCTGCACGGCCTGTCGTCTGACGACATGATTAAAACCCTAAACAACGCGCTATCTACCCAACTCGATACCATGACCAGCGCCATTTTTGGCAGCATGATTAAAAAGTACCAAAAGTTAGGCGAGGGCATGTTCGAAACCGCTACCCGGCTGGTGTCCGAAAAGGCAATTGTGCTGGATGCGATCGACCTGGTCGGCAGTAGTTTTAAGGGCGATGCGATCGATATGGCTGATGGTCTGGTACAACTCGCGGGCGGTATTAAAGAGTTTCAAGCGCAATTTGATGACTATTACCGCAAGTTTTACAGTGAGAGCGAGCAGCTGGCCAACACCACGCGCCGCCTCACAGCAAGCTTAGCGGATATGAATATCACACTGCCAGACAGCCGCAACGCTTACCGCGACCTGGTCAATGCCCAACAATTGGACACCGAGGCAGGCCGTGAGCGTTACGACCAACTGTTAAAGCTCTCTACGGCCGCAGACACGTATTACGCCAGCATGGAGAAATTGCGTGAGTCGATGAAGCTGTTGACACAAGATAATTTCAAAAGCGCGGTGGATTACAAGCGTTATTTGGGGCTGGCCAGCCTGTCGGGTATTAAAGCTGCAACCGATCTACTGCCTGCTAATCCCAACACAACGTTTATGCCCACCGGTAGCCCTAACCAGTTGTTGCCTGGTATTGCCAGCACGCCAATGACCACTGCATTTATGACCGTTGCAGAGAGCAATAACGCCGTGGCCAATGAGGTAAAGCAACTGCGTATCGAGCAACAAGCGCAAGCGCTGGCTATCGCCAAGAACACCGCGGATATGGCAAAACTATTGAAACGCTGGGAAGGTGATGGCCTGCCTGCCACGCGGGTTATTGCATGATTATCATCCGGCCGTTTGTAGTGGATTCCGATATCGCCCTGGTTAGCTCCAACATCCCGGAAACTGACTATTCCGAGTGGTTAGTTGGCACTACCTATGCGCTGGGCGTGCGGGTAATCAGATCCAGTAATCACATGGTTTATGAGTCATTAACTGCCGGTAATATCGGCAATACACCGGAGATCTCGCCAACAGTCTGGCTGCAGGTGGGTAAAACCAATAGATGGCGGATGTTTGATGAGTCTGTTACCTCGCAATCAACTGCGGCCGATACTATCAATGTAACGGTGCAAGCGGCTGGGCGGATTGATTCTATTGGGCTATTTAATGTTGCCGGCAGCTCTGCGCAAGTAATTGTCCATGACACGTTCGGTGTCGAGGTTTACAACAAAACCTATTCGTTAGTTGATGCCAGCGGCGTTTATGATCTGTATAGCTATTTCTACGAGCCGGTGGTTCGTAAGACCGACCTGGTTGTTTTAGATCTTCCGCAACGCTCTAACCCGCGCATTACTATCATTATTAATGATCCAGGCGCGACTGCAAAGCTGGGGGTGTTTGTGTTGGGGTATCAGCGTGAGATCGGAGGCACGCAGTATGGAGCAAAAGTAGGTATCCAGGATTACAGCGTAAAGACTCGGGATGCGTTCGGTAATTACTCAATTTTAGAGCGGGATTTTAATAAAAACGGCAGTTTCCAAGTTGATGTTGATAAGCACTTGGTCGATGCAACCTATTCGTTATTAGCGTCATATCGCTCTACAGCCGTTGTTTATATAGGCTCTGATATTTATGGATCAACGGTCATATATGGGTTTTTTAAAGATTTTTCCGCGTTAATTTCTTATCCAAAGTTTTCAATTTATTCGATCGATATCGAAGGGTTAACATAATGGCAATTACACCGATTACGGTTGTAAATCACAATTTAACGGATCGCGAATTGGTTGATGCGGTTGATAATTTCATGGCTGAGTTGCCGACGTTTGCTGAGGAGTTAAACGCTGCAGCGCTGGCGATGAATAACAATTCAACTAATTCAACCAGCGCCTCGGCGCTAACTATTGCTGTGGGGGCGCTGTCTCTGACTGTGCAAACGGCAAAAAGTTACGTAGTGGGGATGTCGGTTAAAGTTGCATTGACAGCTGACGGCACACAGTGGATGTTCGGGGATGTAACTGCATATAACTCTGGCACTGGGGCACTAAGTGTTTATGTGGCCAGCATTCAAGGTGCGGGCTCAGGATCAGCCTGGACCATATCGCAAAGTTCACCGGGCGGGGCAGCCGTTAATGGTTCTGCTACTCAGGATTTTACTGTTCGATCGTTAAAACAGCAGTTGGGAACCGATATTGCCAGCGCAGCAACAATCAACTTGGATGCTGCTACAGGTGACACAGTTGATGTAACTGGTGCTGCAACGATAACTGCCATTACATTAACTGCCGGTAATGTTAAAACTGTACGTCATACGGGGTCGCAGATATTAACTAATGGTGCGTCGCTGATCCTGCCTGGTGGTGGCAATATCATCACTCAGTCAGGTGATTATTCTGTTTGGATTGGGTATCCATCCGGGGTTGTACGTTGCTTGTCGTATGTCCGGGCGGGTGGGTATGATGATATTGGCGTTGTTAAGGCATTTGCTGGATCAACCCCGCCTGCGGGACATATCGAGTGTCCGCCTGCGGTTAGTCTGAGTTTGTCACCATCCGCCTATCCAGCGCTTTTTGCGGCAATTGGCTACCTGTGGAGCGGTGGGGCAAGCTCTGGCAACTTTTCACCACCATGGGTGCCAGTAGATTATGCGCTGGTTTCTGGCGGTACGGTGGGTAGTAGTACAACGGGTGATAATAAAGCACATGCCCATCAATATGGTGGCATAAAGGGTAATGCAGACGGTTCATCCAGCGGCGCAACGCCTGAGATTGCTGGCAATGCTTTTGCAACATCAACGGTAGGATCTGCGGCAAACTATCCGGCTGGTCAGCGTGTTAAATTTATGGTGAGGTACAAATGATCAAGCGTGTATATTTATTTAATGATAACAATCTATTTACACATCACTATGATGCCGGTGTCAGCCCGGAACAGCCGGGTGTTTATATCACTCCAGATAATAGCTTGGACACTGAGCCTGATTTCGTTGCTGGGACATGGCCGGTGGCAATTAATGGCGTGTGGGTAAATCAACTGGATTATCGAGGCATTGTCTGGGATACGGCAACAGGTAATCGAGTAGAGCATGAACAACTAGGCGCGTTGCCTGCTGGATTAACAATAATCCCTAAGCCCGTTGGGTTTTATCATTGGGCTGATGGTGCATGGGTATTTGATATTGAGGCGTCAAGGGCTGCAATGTCATGCACATCTGGTCAGTTTAGGATAGCACTTAACCAACTTGGGCTTAGATCAACAGTCGAGCAAGCTATCCTAGTGGCTAATCAGGATACAAAGGACATGTGGGAGTATTTCACAACGTATAAACGATTACATCCTGCCGTTGTCGGTATTGCTACAGCACTGGGTAAAACGGACGTTGAAGTCGATGCTATATTCGAGCTGGCGGTAACCATAAATTAGGATTTATTTGGTCGATATTTGGCGTTATTTAGGTTTAATTTAACGCCAAATATCATGCAAATTTACGCCAAATATCGCGCGGCTTTACAAGCGAACCTCATCAGAACTGTGCACATTGTGGCTCGGCCACTGAATTAGTTCGAACAGCC